GGCAGTTATGGTGCCGCCACAATTTTAACCAGACAATTTGTAGAATCCATTACAACCAGTTACCTACCCCAGTGTTCCGACCTCGAAAACGGTTGTTTGTTTCACCTAAGACCAATAACTCTCAATCTTGGAGACCACGATATAAAACCACCAAAATGTGCCAAAGAGACGACATCAGATGAATTAGTAACTTCTTTTGGGCTCGAAAGAATAGGGACCGTTGAAAAACCTTTACACGTATGCAGGAAGAGCAAATTAAGGGCCACACAGTTTTATAGTGTTTTTGATAGATACATCTATAAATTCAAGTACCCTGCGGTTTTGGTGGCAGACCCTGACCCTTACGATGTTGCCATCTCCAAATATGCGACCCCTGATTGCCATATTGGGAGCTTCTTTTGCACTCTGGCATCTCAAAATTACATGGAAAAAATTAAAAAACACTCTTTTAATGATCCTAAGGATGTTCTTTCATTTGAAATAGCTTGTACCGGCACGCATGGAGACTCGTCATGGAATTCCATTCCTCGCAAGACGTCCCCAGGTTACCCTTGGTCAGATATATGCAAAAAAGGTGGGAAAAAAGACTTCTTTGGAGAGGAAGGCGATTACACCTTTGATTCACCACAATGTCAGCTCTTGAGAAAGCGCGTTGAATATGTGATATACAAAGCTAAACAAGGTCAAAGATTGCTACATCTTTATTGTGATGCCATGAAAGATGAGCTTAGATCCGAGGAAAAAGTTGTTGCTAAAAAAACACGTTTGATCTCGGGAGCACCTCTCGATTATGTCGTCTGTTGTAGGATGTACTTTGGCTCATTTGTGTCATCCTTTATAAAACGACGCATATATAACGGCTCAGCCGTTGGGATCAACGGTTACAGCATAGAGTGGACGGATCTAGCCAATTACCTATTGAGATGTGGAAACAACATAATTGCAGGTGATTTTTCGGGCTTTGACACCACACAAACTAAGGAGATACTCTGGGAGATTTTTGATATAATTGATAAATGGTATGGCGATGGAAACAGTGAAGTTAGAAAGGTTCTATGGATGGATGTAGTTAACAGCGTCCATTTTCACGGTGATGAGCTTTTGATAATGGAACATTGCTTGCCCAGTGGGCACCCCTTGACCTCTATAATCAACACAATGTATGTCAACATCTTGTTCCGCATGTGTTGGATGAAGATTCAGGATTCTGCCAGAAGTATAGAGTGGTTTGATAATTTCATCAGTTTAGTGGCATACGGGGATGATAACATTTGTGCCGTCCATGATTCTCCCCTAGGAGCCAAGTTCAATTACCAAACTTTGTCAAAAGC